CATTAATTAGTCAAAAAACTGGTAAGCCTCTGGTAAGCAATGTGCGTAAAAAGGTCATTGATAAGCAATATAACTGGGGACTCTATGTATATAAGAAGTCAACAGGTAAGTGGTTTACTGACGGAGAAGGTAATGTTCTTAACATTGAGTCTATGCGTGGAGACATTTCTAAGATAGCAGAGTTAAAGAATGCAGCAAGACACTTTGGTGATCCAGGCGATGGCGAAGCAGTCTTTGTTGCTGGACTTACAAGAATTACAGACGAAGAGCACTCAGAGCAGATGGATAGACTTAAGCAAGGTCTGATTCCATCAATGAACGACCTTGGTGCTTGGAAGGCTGCACAAGATACAGTTGACAAATATGGCAGGGGAGCGCTAGATGAATAACGATAACCCTGTAATTAGAGCAAGTCTAAACACACAAGAAGAACCAGAAAACCTTTTTAGAGATCAAGATCCATTTACTAAATCTTGGGAAAGCCTAAGAGAATATTCTGGGCTAGATCAAAACTTTAAGAGAAGAGTCTCTAGAGTTGTAAATAAAGCAATTGGCGATGAAGCATATCTAGATGCAGCAAATGCTATGCCTTCTGGACAAGACTCTGGATCTAAACAGATTAACCCTGGAACTGTATATCGTAATGGTTATGGTTTGTTTGATGTAATTACTCCACCATACAACATGTATGAGTTGGCAAACTTTTATGATACATCTTTTGCTAATCACGCAGCCATTGATGCTAAGGTAGAAAACATTGTTGGACTTGGTTACAGGTTTGATATGACAGACAGCACCTCTCTTCGTTTTGAAATGAGCGAAGATCAAGATAAAGTAAAGCGTGCTCGCAAGCGTGTTGAAAGAATGAAAATTGAGATTCGTGATTGGCTAGAAAACCTTAATGATGACGACTCTTTTACAAAAATTATGGAAAAGGTTTTTACAGATGTACAAGCAACTGGAAATGGTTTTATTGAAGTAGGAAGAAACGTAGAGGGTGAAATTGGATACATTGGTCACATACCAGCCACTACGGTTAGAGTGCGTAGACTTCACGATGGGTTCTTGCAGATTATTGGTCAGAAGGTAGTTTACTTCCGTAACTTCGGAGCAAGTAACCAAAACCCAGTAACTACTGATGCACGCCCAAATGAGATTATTCACCTCAAAGAGTATTCTCCTCTAAATACTTTTTATGGAGTTCCTGATATTGTTTCTGCTCTTCCTTCACTTATTGGAGATAAACTAGCGTCACAGTACAACATTGATTATTTTGAAAACAAGGCTGTCCCAAGATATGTAATTACCCTTAAGGGTGCACAACTTTCGGGGGATGCAGAAGACAAAATGTTTAGATTCCTGCAGACTGGACTTAAGTCTCAGTCACACAGAACTCTCTATATCCCACTTCCTGGTGATACAGATCAAAACAAGGTTGAGTTCAAGATGGAGCCAATTGAAAATGGAATTCAGGATGGATCATTTAAAGAGTACCGCAAACAAAATCGTGATGATATTTTAATTGCTCATCAGGTTCCAATCTCAAAACTTGGTGGAGCAGACTCTGGCGCTATCGCAGCAGCCTTAGCACAAGATCGCACATTTAAGGAACAGGTTGCACGCCCAGCCCAGCATCATTTAGAGAAGGTTGTCAATAAGATTATTCGTGAAAAAACAGATATTCTTGAACTTAAATTTAATGAATTAACACTGACAGACGAAATAGCCCAGTCCCAAATTCTTGAAAGATATGTTAAAACTCAGATTATGCTACCAAATGAGGCTCGTGAAATTCTTGATTTGCCTCAGGTTAGCCATGGAGATGAGCCTCTTCAACTATCTGCAAGACAGGCTACAGATGCAAGAGCAAATCTAGCAGGCAATCGCCAAAGGGATACAGAAAGAACTAATAGTCAATCCGATGGCACAGCAACTGTCTCTGGGAGAAATCCACAGGGTGAAGGTCGATCATCTCAATAGTTGAGAAATCTTCATAAACATTTGATATAATAGGACTGATATGAAAATAAATAAGGCTTCTTGGGTGACTGACGGCGACAACGTTCGCTTATCAATGCCACTCACAAAAGTAGACGAAGGCCGTAGAATAGTTTCTGGTTTTGCATCTCTTGATAACCTTGACAAGCAAATGGACATTGTTACTACAGAAGCATCAATGAACGCTTTTGCTAAATTCCGTGGGAACATTAGAGAAATGCACCAACCATCAGCAATAGGCAAGATGGTCTCATTTAAAGAAGAAAAATATTTTGATCCAGAATCTAAGAAGTTCTATAAAGGTGTTTATGTTTCTGCATACATCTCAAAGGGCGCACAAGATGCTTGGGAAAAAGTCCTAGATGGAACATACACTGGTTTTTCTATTGGTGGAAGAATGAATGAGTGGGATGATGCATATGATGAAAAAGCAGATGCACAAATTAGAATTATTAAAGAATATGATCTGATTGAATTATCATTGGTCGATAGTCCAGCAAACCAGTTTGCTAGCATTATGTCGGTTCAAAAAGTCGATGGTGTTGATATAATTAAAGGTGATGAAACAGTTCTAGAAAACGTATTTTATGATAAAGAATCTGGTATAGTAGTTACCTCAGAAGAAGAAACACTAGCAAGTCCTGTATCTGGAGAAGAGATGCAGAACATCGGTTTTGTTGAAAAGTATGATTCTGATAAAGCAGACATGATTAAGTTCTTAGTTGATAGTGCTAAAGGCATTAGGACAATTAAGATTACAAAGGAGGTAAACCCTATGACAGAAACAACAGCAGTATTAGATACTCCAGTTGAGAATGCAGAGGTCACTCCAGAGGCACAGCCAGCAGAAGTTATTGAAACTCCTGCAGTCGCTGAAGAAACAGTAGTTGCTCAAGAAGCACCTACTGCAGAAGCAGTCGATGGTAGTGCAGAATCTACTGATGCAGAGGAAGCACCAGTAGAAGAAGAGAAGACAGAAGAGGCAGTTGCAGATGCAGTTGCTGATGTTAAAGAAGAAGTTGCTAAGGCACTTGCTGAAATTAACGCTTCTCTTACTAATGCCTTTGGCGATCTCGCTGCAACCGTTAAGTCTCTTCATGAGCAGGTAGCAGCAGTAACAAAGTCCATTGATAATGTAACTGGTGAAGTTAACAGTATCAAAGGTAACTTTAATGAGTTTGGCAAGCGAGTTGATGCCGTAGTTGCAGACACCGCTTTCCGCAAGTCTGGCGATCTAGGCGAGATCGTGCAGTTTGAACCCGCAAAGGTTCAGAAATCCCTATGGGGCGGTCGTTTCCTCAAATCAACCGACCTATTAAACTAAAGATATAAAATCACTAGGAGGTGAACAATATGTCGGAACAAAATACAGATATCGTAAAGAATTATCCTGGATCACCAACTGAATCCCACGCCCACAACGGCGACGGTGCATTCGCATCTGGTGCTATCGGTGGTGCAACAACCACAGATGCCAACGGTAATCTTTCACCCGCTGCTTCGCTTGGTAACATTGCTACAGCGAACTTCGGATCAACATCTGGCGCTAATGCTGTAAACCCAACTGGAACACCAGGTGGTATTCTAGCACCAGAGCAGGCTCGTCGCTTCATCGACTACGTGTGGGATGCAACAGTTCTCGCCAAGGATGGTCGTAAAGTTACAATGCGTGCAAACACCATGGAACTTGAAAAGGTCAACGTTGGTGAGCGTGTAATCCGTGCTGCTGCTCAGGCACAGCCAGATTTCACAAATGCTGGTGCAACTTTCACAAAGGTCGAACTTACTACAAAGAAGATTCGTCTTGACTGGGAAGTTTCAGCAGAAGCGCTTGAAGATAATATTGAAGGTGCAGCACTTGAAGATCATCTAGTTCGCTTGATGACCAATGCTTTTGCTAACGATATTGAAGACCTCGCAATTAACGGCGATGGCTCAACAGGCAACTTCCTTTCAATCATGGAAGGATTCGTCCACTTAGCAGGCGACAACTCAGATGCTCATGAATCAGCAGTAACAGTTGTAGATGATGCTTGGACAACAAACGTAATGCAGGATATTATTCTTGCAATGCCACGTAAGTACCGTGCACTTAAGAACAATCTTAAGTTCTACGCAGGTACAGATGCATTCCAGGGAATCGTTAAGAACAACGGTACACTTGCAGATGCAATCGCTGAAGCCTTTGTTAACAAGGGTCCAGGCACAGAGGCAAACCGTCAGTCATACCTTGATGGCGCAGGACAGACATTCGGTGGAGCACGTACAACTCGTGTTCTCGGAGTGGAAGTTATGGAAGTACCTTACTACCCTGCAGGATATGTCGACTTGACATTCCCACAGAACCGTGTATGGGGATTCCAGCGTGATATCACAGTAAATCGTGAATACATCAACAAGAAGGACACAATCGAATACACAGTATTCATCCGCTTTGGTATCCAATGGGAAGAACTTGATGCAGTTGCTTACGCAGATGCAGCAGCAAACTCCTAATTAATACTTAGCAATAGATTGAGGGGGGCAGAGTAAAATCTGTCCCTCTTAGTCATATCAAGGAGAAAAATGTCTTATCCAGGAAACCCAACACAAGACCATGCACACACTGGTAGCGGTTGCATATCAGCAGGTGGAACAACAAATACAGTTATAACTAATCCAAATGGCATTATTGCAGAAACCAATGCTTTGGGCTGTATACCTGATGCAAATTTTGGTGAAAACACAATAGTCTCAGGAACACCTTCTGGAATAAGAAGAGCGCAAGGCTTAAGAGGATCTTTAAGAAGATAACTCTGGTATAATTACAATTGAGTATAGGGAGATAATATGAGTCTTACAGTTGAAGAACTATCTAAAAAAACCGTAATGGAATTAAAGGCCTATGCAAAAAAGAACAACATTGAACTATTTGACTCTAAGACAAAACTAGAGATCCTTGAGATTTTTGCTAGTTGGGCACCAAATGAAAATGTTAAAAAAGAATTAAATAAGAAAGAAAAAGACTCAGCCGTTTACTCAACAAGAAACATATTTTGGAATGGCGTAGGAACCCTTAAAATAGGGTATAACATTGTTACTAGTACTGATGCAGAAAAGTGGCTAACTCACAAGGCTGTCAGAACTGCCTCTCCCGAAGAAGTAGCAAGGCACTACGGTAAATAATCATGCAAATCCTTAGACTTCCCCCATACCCAATTTCTATAACTTACGACGTTCCACTTGCGTCAACTCAATATGCTTTTGTAATTGATGACGTTGAAAATCAGGCTATAACACAACAAACTGTAACATCTACTGTAGGCAAAAAGGTAACTTTGGAACTTCCTGTAGAATTTTCTAAATATGACAAGTCATACTCTCTTGCAGTATATAGACAAATTTCCCAAGGGGTATTAGATGATGAACCAGTTGTAGAAGATAATCTTGACATTACAAGACCTTATGTAGATCCAGCATCACTAGGAACAACAGCAACAGAGATTGCTCAATACACAGAGCAAGAGAATCTTGCAAGAACAATTATTGATAATATAACTGGTGGGTTTTATAACAAAAAGACATATCTTGAAACCGTTGGCCAAGGAACAGACTATATCTCACTTTGGGAAAGAACCAATAAGATTTTAAAAGTTTATGAGAATGCAGAACTAGTTTATGATGTTGATAGCGAGGATGGCCCAGCGCTAGGAGACTACAACTTCTTGATCACAAAAGACAAGACCGCAATCACAAAAGATCCTGTTGTTTTTACCGATGCCATCAATCGTGCAGAGCGCAAGAACTCAAATATGTTTGTTGCTCCATCAGACTCATTTGCATTATTTGACACAGAAGACAGCGGAAACATTTACACTATAAGTGGTGGAGTTGGCTTTAACGAAGGATATGACTACATCTTTTTGCTAGAAACAGGATATCGGGTAGTTCCATATGATATTCAAGATGCAACAAAAATGTTAATTGAGGATATTCGCTGCGGAAAGTTAGATTATTATAAGAGATATGTAACAGCATATAACACTGACCAGTTTAAGATTCAGTTTGATAAAAAGATTTTAGATGGAACAGGAAACATACTGGTAGATAAAATACTTTCAAAGTATAAAAAATCTATTATTAAACTTGGAGTTTTATAATGCAGTGTGAACTTACAGATTTTATGTATCCACTAATTGCAGACATTTATTATCCACTTGTAGATCAAGGCCCATATGGAAATGTAAAAAAGACCTGGGTTTTGAATAAGACTATTGCGTGTAATTTTTCTGCTGGTGGTGCTGCCATGAAAGAAGAAGTTAAGCCCAATGTAAACATAACACAAGATATTATTTTAATTGGCAGGGTAAAAGAAGATGTTAGAATCTCTAATTCTGAAGATAAAAATGCAGTCACAAATGTATTAATAACAAACATACGTGATAGATGGGAAACCCCAATATATCTTGAAACAGCAGGTCCTAGGGCTGGTAAATCAACACTCTACGAAGTTGCATCAAACGAACCAGCAATTGGTCCATTTGGTAGCGTAGAATACTACAAACTAACAGTTCGTAGATCAGAGAATCAGGCTAGTGATATATAATGAAATTAACATTTAATAACGTTCAGTTTCAAAAAGACATGAAAAACATTATAGGGTACTCAGAAGGATTCTTAGATGGAACAAGGGCTGGAAAGATTTTATTTTTTAGAAATTTGGGCATGGAAGTTAAGAACATTTTAGAAGAATTTATAGATTCAAATGCCTCAGTAAGCCCTCAAACACTTCACCACATGTATGAGTGGAATCAAGTAGGTCAGGCTTCTGGCAGACTATTTAATATCACTGCTATTGCAAATAGCGCTGGCGTTAACTTCTCTTCATCATTTAATCAATCACAAACAATTAAAGATGGATCAAGGGTTCCGTTTTATGATAAAGCAAGAATTATAGAATTTGGTATTCCAGTCGTAATTAAAGCAAAGCAATCAAACGTTCTTGTTTTTGAAGACAACTCAGAAACAGTTTTTACAGCAGGCCCAATAAATGTAGATAACCCTGGTGGAACACCAGCACAGGGCGGATTTGAAAAAACCTTTAATATGTTTTTTGCTAGATACTTAAGTCAAGCATTTTTAAGAAGCACTGGCATAGCAGCATATCTTGAAAGACCAACAGTCTATAAGTCAAACCTTCCTCAAGGTAAAAGAACTGGCAGATCTGCTGGATATAAAACAGGATATAGATGGATTGCTAGTGCAGGAATTACGGGGAGATAATGGCTAACGATACACTACTAAATACTCCAGTACTCTGGATCAACAAATACTTAGAGGCAAAGATCCCTTTGCTATCTAATATTAATGTTCCTTTATTTCCATCTACCCCAACAGCATTATCAGATCTTCAGCAACAGTTCCCAGAGGGTGGAGTTATGGGTACTTGGGACAGGCTTATTAAAATGAACCGCAGAGGTTTTCC